CTTTCTGTAAAAAAAACATAATATTCCTTTATTAGTTAATATTTTTATATTTAGTAAATAATTTATTTTATTATTTACTTACTTCGCCGCCCGCTTCACTTTGTGGGTGAGCGGGGGCGGTAGAATATTTTTATAGAGTTTACCCCTCCACGGAAATAAACAAACAATTTACCCAGTTATTAATTACGTTTCATCCATCCCTACACAACTTTATATAAAGAAAATAACCTTTTGGAGCTCCTCCCTCTTGTTTTTTAGTGTCCGATATTGTTTTTTTCGGTTTAACAGCACTCTTTTTATGAAACAAGCAAAAACACACGCTCTGACATTTCGCGGGCGACTAACCCCGCTGAGAATTAAAAAAATAAATATGGGTAAATCCAATCGCTTTCACACTTTCTTTAAGGCTTCGTGCCATAGATGAGTTATTCATCTTTAAGCATTCAAAATATTAAGTTTTAGTATTGCATTATTCATCAGATAGTACCTTTATTAAAAATGATATTATTAGTTGTTAAACCAAAAAAATATAATAAATCACAGAAAGGAAATTATAAAAATTAACTAATTGATGGAGAAAATAGGTTAATTTTTAATTTTAAAGATACTATCTGATGAATAATGCAATTAAAAAAAATCGCTCTAATAAGCGATTACTTTAATTTGTATTTAATTACTTTATTTATAATTTTTATAAAACCTAAGCTTTTTTCCGACTATCAAATAAAAACATTTATTTATATTTAAAGTTTCCTGCCTGAAAACCTTTATTGGTTTGAATACTTAAATATAACTAAATGTTATAAATAATATTCTAATTTAATTTTATATAACAAAATAAATATGTCAACTATTACATATTTTTATAACAAAAAATAAATTTATTGATAAATTTACATCCCCAACTTGTTTTTTTTGTTTTAATTAATTATGTGGTATGGGTTCTGCCTGAACTATACTGCACAACTAGTACTTTCCATTTGGAAGGTACTTTTTTTAATGTACCTTTGTTTACCTAAATTAATGTATTTATCATATTTTTTCCGTATTCGGTATCTATCTAAATCAGATATTTTATGAAAAAACCGAAATATTTTTTTATCATATGGAACATATTCTTCCATTTGTCAAAAATAGTCTTTATTTCAATCACTATCAATGCTAACACCCATTAAATAACCATCTTTATTATTAAACATAAAATTATGTTTTGTCCCTTTTAATGAAGCAATTAATTCCATTTCGCACATTTCAATAACACCAACTTTAACAATAGGGTCGGTACAATTAGCACTAAAACGATATGCCTTGATATTTAAGTCATAAATATTTTTGATTTTTTTATCACTTTGGGTTTTGATAATATATTTAGCAACATATTTACTAATAAATTCATTTGTACCGGTTTCAACTGGTAAATTTTTATTATATCCATAAGGTCAACACTTTCTAACTACTTTATTAGGGATATATTCACTAAATATAATATGAAAGTGAACTGCTCCGCGATTTTGATATTCATAAGCAACAAGATATTTTAAATCTTTATATTTATTTTTCTTATATTTAGAAAAATAATAATTTAATCTCCTAATAAATAATCTAAAATGATGATTCGCTTTTTTAATATCTTGGACATTTTCAGCATAAGTTAAAGTTAAAAAACCCATATTTTTACAACCACTAAAATTGTTAATTGCTTTACGAATACAATTTGCTTGCGAGCGAATACGACTATTAAATAATTTTGTTTCATTTTCACCAGTATTTTTAATACCAGTTAAATTACCTTTACCAAATTTATTAATACATTCTAACGGTAATACAATCGTTTTAATATAAGGACCATAGTATATTTTTTTAACATAATATTTTTGATTAACAAAATTACTACTATCAATATAAGGTCTATATAAAACCTCGCCAGTTAAACGATTATAAGGATTTATATTTACATTCATTTTTTATTTTCCTTTCTAAAACAAAAATAAAAAAACATTTACTTATATTTAAAGTTCCCTGCCTGAAAACCTTTATTGGTTTGAATACATTAAACATTTTCATAAATGTTTTTTTATTCTAATTTATTTTTTATTATAATTTAATTTCTTATAATATTTCACTTGGTTTATTTATATTTAAAATAATTAATTATTATTTATAATAATTATCAACATTTTCTAGATGAATATTTATTTACTAAATCTATGAATATTTGAGATTTTGCTATTTTTTCTTTCATTCTACTATATTTATTTTTATCCAAAGAACCATTTAAACTACAAAAATTTTCTAATGGACTTATCATAATATTTGAACTATTAATATAAGTATAATATTCTTTTAATTCAGTGTCGTAATCTTCTTCTTTACTTTTATTTTCTAATTTAACTTCTAATTCTTTTATTTTATTTTTACAATTAAAACTATCACAAAATTGACAATAATCTTTTTTAAATTTTTCTATTTCATATTTAGAATTATTTTGACTCATTGCCATTAAAGGTGCTACTCCGCTTGTTGTTATCGCTGTTGCTCCGATTAAACTTAATATTTTTTTTATATTCATAATATATTATTCCTTTCTTTTATATATATATATATATATATATATATATATATATATGTATTTGATATACATAATTTAACTATATTTAATTATTTTTATTTTGTCAAATTTACTTATTTTTACTTTGGGACTGTTGTGTTACTTAATCAAGTAAAGGGGCTTCGCCCCTAAGTCGCTCCGCGACTTTTACCCCTATTTAAGTAAGGTGGTGCGTGGATAAACCACCACACCACCTTACTTTTTTACCAACAACATTATTTTTACTACTACTAAAAATAGCGTAAAAGTCCATTAACCATTGCTAAAACTAAAATAGAACTTAACATAATCTTAAATGTAATATCAAAAGCAAACAAATTACCAATATTATTAAACAATTCAGAAACATTACTAAACACATGTACTATCCCATTAACAAATTTATAAATTTCTTTCATACCAGGCAAATTATTTACAATCCAAATTGCTGCATTTTGAATATGACAAGCAATATTATATCAACTACAACTTTTATAAGGTATTTTTCAAATATCACCACTATTAATTTCATTATTTCAATCAGTGGCATTATAAAGACTAAAATTAAAACCATTAATTGAAATAGACCTATCCTCTGTTAATCTAGTTGTATTAAATCTAATTACATTAAAACCTTGATATTTTGTTCTATCTGTCATATCTAATAATTTTATTGATTGAGTTCATTTATCATTATTAGAAGGTAAAATATCAGTCTTATAATTTCAATTTGAATAATAAGAAAAATAATCATTAGTACTATTTATCGTATAAGCATTATACAACTCTACTTGTGGTTTTAAATAATAAATATTTGTATCAGGAAATCTTAAAATATTAAAAACCATTGATTTTGGATATAATAAAAAACCATTTTTTACAAAAAATACAAAACCTAAATTACCATTATGAGATGTAAAATAAATAAATTCTCTAAAATTAGAAATATCAAATATAACTCTTAAAACATTAGAATAAAAATAATCTAAAATTTGAAATAAATTATCCAACGAATAAAAATTTTGTTTAACATCATTAACAAAATAATTACTGTTAGATTTTTTAAGAATATCCATATTAATCAATTCTTTATAATTAAAATTTAAAACTAAATAATTCATATCAAAATGTTTATAACTTTGATTGGCAATAATCGGCATAAATAAATATTCTATAATTTCTCAATTAAAAGTAAATTCATATTTTATATTGTTTTTATAAATAAAAATATCTAACAATTTATTTGGCGTTTTATAATCTATTATTAATCTACCCATAGCACCATTAAAAATACCGGCTGAATTTCAACTTAATAAATAATCTCATGCAGTATTTTTAATTTTATTAAATCAATAATTACTATCATTTTTATCAGCACTTACATTTGGAATAAAAGGAGTTTCAACACCAAAACTAAATGCATAATTACTAGGGTCTAAACCTTGCATAAAATAATCTTGTCGTAGCATTAAAGTAGACTGAAAATCATATTCATTTGCTTTTGCATAAGTTAAATCACTAAAACTATCATTATTTCTTGTTTCTACTTTACAAACATAACTAATATAATTTATAGTTGTAACACTACAAAAAAGAAATATTCAGCCAAATATTAAATAAAAAATAATAAATATATCTAATAATCGTTTTCGCATTGTTTTAACCCCCTAAACAATAAAAATAATTCTAATACCCATAATAATAATTCCAAACGCGATATATAACTGGAAAATAGGATGTGTCGCAATAATAAATAACTGTGCCACTAATTTATAAAAATCATTAGTAGACTGCAAATAATGTTTAACAGTTGAAAAACCTAAATCTGTTGCAACAATAATATTAGCAATAAAACCAAACCCAACAGTTAAACCAATAACAAAGAAAAATATTAACTTAATCATATATAGACCCCCAACTTATTTTTTTATTCTTTGAGTTGTATGTACTCTTTTAAAACCTTGTTCTCTTGTTTTTGCTTGTTTTGCTAGACTTGATAACTGTTGTTTATTACGATTATTTTTAAATTGTTTACGGTCTTTAAAATGTTTTTGCATACCACGACCAGTTTGAAAAACAAACGACACACTGCCCTTAACGCCTCTTGCTACACTAGAACTTGCTTCTAAACTTGCACGAGAAACTGAACTTAAACCACGAGAACTATTAACTAATAATAAAACAACATTTATAACACCACCAATTACTCAAATTACAAATAAAGGAATATTTGTACCCGGCAATTTTAATGTTCACATTCAGTCCATTATTTTCATAAAAATATCAACTATGGTATTAATAGCACCATTTCATACATCATTAGCAAATAAATTAATCATTATTTATAACTCCCCCAAATTTTTTAATAAATGTTCCATACCCATCTCTCTTAATTCATTAAGCGTAATATCTTTTTTAACAATACTAGGTCAATTTTGTTTAATATAACTTGGTACTTTATCATTTTTTAAATCACGTACAAATTTTAAATATTTACTATCATATTGCATTGCAATAGATAAAGGGATTGTTATCTTAACAAAATTAATACCAATATCTTTATTAGATTTTTTGCGAACTCTTTTACCGTTTGCTGTTCGTTTAACTGTTTCTGTTTTTCATACTAAATAATCATCTAAATCATCAAAAAAACCTATTTTCATTTTAAAATAAGGAAAAAATATACTTGGTTTAATACATTGCATAGGAACAATAATCATATTAGTAATTTCTCTATATTCAACTCAATTTTGATTAATTCGTTGTCCAGCAAAAATAATATTATTATCAAATTGACGACATAATAAAAAATATGGAATTAAACCATTAAACTTTTTATTATTTTCTTCTGGTTTAGCACCATTCATATATAAAAATATTTCATCAAATAAAATTAAACTATCGTTTGGTGGTATCTTATAATTTTTATTTTTAAAATCCAAATGGTTTAAACCTAAAACTCCAATTTTTTCATCATTAATAAAATAATTAGAATAAACATTATCAAACTTAGCAATTTGCGATAAATAAGTCATCAATAAAGTTTTACCAGTACCCAAAGCACCATTAATAATTGATATTGGACTACTTTTAACAATTTTAATTAATTTCCGTGTTTGGAAAAGATTACTAAAAAAAGACCAAAAGAAAATAATATTAAAAATTACTAAAAAAATAAAAAGAATAATATCTATAACTGATGTAGAACTAAAATATATAAACTGTAAATTAAAACAAACAATAAAAAAATAGAACAAAATATTTGCCATAAATCAATTTACATATCAATAAGAAACTTTAATATTTTTTTGTCTTCTAAATAAATTAAAATAATTTTTAAACATATATCTACACCACCAATCTAATTGTTTTATATAAAATAAATATTGATAATCAAATTAAGAAAAATACTACTAATCAAACACCTATCATAATCACTGCATAAGTAGTATTATCAATAGAACCACCAACAAAGTTATCAATTTTAGTTTTTGGAATAAAATAAAAAATCTGCAAAAGTCCTTGATATATTCGTTGCAAAAAAGTATTTCAGTCCATTATTTTATTCACCTAAAAATACAACTCAAAATTAAAAATAACATTCCAAAAACAAGTATTAAAAATACAACAAATATAACAATATCTAAAATAGGAGGATGATTAACTCCAAAAATAATTGTCATAAATTCATAATATAAATCTCACACACTTCGCATTTTTCTTATTCCTTTCCTAAATGTTAATTACTAAAATCAAGATTAGAGTTTATTATTAAATATTAATAACCGTGGATTAACTTTCTGATTGTTTCAATTCCTAAAACCACAAACATTAAAACTAACGGAATAATTAATAACATATGTGACCCTAAAAAAGTAATAAATCAGTTAGTAAATGTAATCGCTCAATCAGCAAGAATAGCAGCAAAATCGCCTATTTGCTTAATAACATCAGCGTCACCCGCTAAAAAATTTACATTCATCAATAACACCTCACTTAAAACACTTTCTATTTAATAATAAAACCTTCGCATACTCTAACCTTGATTTTAGTAATTAACATTAAAAACTAAAATCAATTTTTATACTTGCGAAGGTATTTGATTGATATTAACTTATTCAACAGACTTATCTGCTTTTTTAATTTTTCGTTTTCCCCATTCTTTAAATTCTACTTTTTTAGAACAATGCGGGCAAATTAAATATTTATTTTTAAATCTAAATATTGTATTAACTGTTAAAAAAACTAATAACATTAACATTGCAATTACTAAAATAATTGTTGCAAAAACAGTCGTTACGGTCATTAATTATCACCTTTACTTTCTATATTTAACATATAATTTTTGACTTGCTCCACTAATAATTTAAAATGTTGTTCTTCCATAACACCAATATCAATAACATTATGATTAAGATACAATTTAATTGCTTTTCTTAACATAAATAATGGTATTTTAATAGATAAACATTGATGTATAACATTAACTAAATATTCTAATCGCTGTTTATATAATTTAGTTTGTTTTTTCATTAAAAAACTCCAACATAAACAAAAAACAATATAAACCAAACAACTAATAACAAACAAAAAACTATAAAAATAATTCAATCTCAATTAATATTTAATTTATTTTTATTCTTTTTCATATTAATTTTTCTTTACTATTGCTCAATGTTCATTATTAATTTCATTTGATGAAACTGGATATGACCTTAACATTAATTCCTCTAATTTAGCAATTAATTTATTTTTATTTTTTGTCATAATCTAACCTAGAATAATAATTATTAATTAAAGCAACATTTTCATTAACACAATTCCAACAATAATGAGACCCATTTTCTCAAATAGTATCACTAACACAAACTATACATAACTGTTGTTGCATATTAAGTATTGCTTTCTGTTATTGATGAATTACTAGAATATTTGTTAATAAAATCTTGTTCGGTTTCATAAGGCAATATTTTTGATATTTTACCGTTAAAACCAATTTCTACATTATAGAAACTACCTTCAATCATTTCGGGCAAACTATTTTGAAATTCACTATCTTTACGAACCCATTTATCTTGGTATTCTTTACCAATTATTTTTTTACCTTCAACTCGTAAAAATGTATATACATCATAATAATTTTCTTTATTTGACTTATCTTTAATAACTTGATTAAACTTAATATCACTTAAATAAACTTTAAACATAACTAAAAAATTCCTTTCATTTACATATATGTAAATAAAGGTTTCACAAGGTTTAAAACTTTAAATAAAATAAATGTTAAAAATAAAACTAATTTAATAAAAAATTAATACAAAATGAATGTAAATATAAATACAAAATAAAAACATTTACTTATATTTAAAGTTCCCTGCTAGAAAACCTTTATTGGTTTGAATACTTAAATATAACTAAATGTTATATGTAATATTCTAATTTAATTTTACATAACAAAATAAATATGTCAATTAATATAACTAAAATAAAAAATATTAATTCCATAATTTTTTAAATTTATTAAATTATTAAACTTAATCCCTTGAATATATATATATATATATATATAATGGAAACTGTGGTATAGGTCCTGCTAGAACTATGCTACACAATAGTGCTTTCCATTTGGAAGGTACTTTTTTTTATGTACCTTTGTTTACCTAAATAAAGGTATTTATTATATTTTTTCCGTATTCGGTATCTTTCTAAATCAGATATTTTATGAAAAAACCGAAATATTTTTTTATCATATGGAACATATTCTTCCATTTGCCAAAAATAATCTTTATTTCAATCACTATCAATACTAACACAGGTGATTCCATAAAACGAACAGTATCAAATGAAGGAACATCATATTTAAAAGTTAACATTTGATCCATCAAAACCATTGCTCTTCTTACTCCTACGGATTGTTGTTCAGCACCCGCAGATGTATCATAATCATTTCCTCAAACCATTCTTTCAGGAAAAACATATTGTCCTTGTTCAAAAGGACCCGCCATTGAAATTTGTTCAGCAGACATCATCATCATTTCAGTTGCATCAATATATTGACTATCTGCTTCTAAAATTTTTTTAATTTGTAAAACTGCAACATCACCGATTGCTTTTTCTGTTGGACTATTTCCACCAATTTGAAAAAGAGTAGGTAATGCAACACTTGATTTTCCACCTATTTTTGCCATAGGTTAATCCTCCTTATTTTCATTGTAAATTTTTAGCAATTTCAATAATATCTTCATCAGTTTTAGCACCATTTTTCTTAATTTCTTCTAAACGATTAGATTTAATTTCTTCTTGTCTTTTTAACATTTGATCAATAACTGATCCACCATCAACAGTACCATCAACTTGATTTATATTATATTCTTCTGCTATTTTATTTATTCTTTCTTGTTTAGATAAGTCATTATATTTTTCATTATCAATTAATGAACTAATAATTTTTTTATCTTTATCTGTAAAATTTTGTAAATATAATTCATTTTCTAATAAATTACTTTTATTTTTTAATTCTTGTAGTTGAGAATTAACAGTTTCTCAATCTGTTTTTTCAACTACATCTTCACGATTTTTAATTGATTCACGAATTTGTTTTGCTTGAGCATCTAATAATTCATTAACTGCTTGTGCTTTTTCATCATCAATATTTAAAATCTCTTTAATTTTTTCTACATTTGCCATTATTTTGCGCTCCTTATTTAAGTGTTGGATTAACTTTAAGTGTTGGATTAACACTTTTAACAAATTATAGTTAAGACTCTTTTTGGGAAAAAGATTAAACCATTACCTTTATTATATACTATTATTTTACCAATACAATACTTTTTATATATAATTACTAAACAAATAAGATAAAAATGTTATAATATAAATGAAATGAGGTAAAATAAATGATATTTTTAGATTTTTTAAAGGAAATTAATATGAAAAGTAATTTAGTTATTTGTTTTAATAATAAACAGTATAAATTTAGTAAAAAAGAATATTTTAAAAGAGATAAATTTAATAATCTTAATTATTTAGTATATATACCAGATTTAGATAAATGTAAAATTGTTGATATTGAATTTATAACCAAAAAATACAATGACAATTTAAAAATTACATTAGTATAAAAAAAGTCTAGCATTTTTGCTAGACTTTTTTATTTAATTTCATAATTCTCATAAATTTTTATACATTCTTCTTTTGAAATAATTTTATTAACTATCATAACTATTGTTAATAATATCATATTATTTACTAATAAAATATATTTTGTATATAAAAAATACTAAACTTAATATATTTCATTGCTAATTTAGGCCTTAAAATGCTTAATAGCATTAATAAAAAGAGATTTAATTATTTCTTTTTTTAATTCTTTTTAACAATCATAGTATCAAGCATATTTTTATATTCTTTATCTTGATTTGCCATATATACCATTGTTTCTTTAAGTTTTATTTGAAATTCTTTAAAGTGAACAGAACACAACTGAACAGGTCAATCACCTTGCATTTGTCTTACTAAATTACCATTTTTATCTTTTTTAAATTTTCCTAATACTTTATTTTTACAATCAGGCATTTCACAATTTAATGATTTCTTAATAACTGCCATTTTATTCATCCTTAACTTTTATATTACCATCATTATCAAGAACTAAATCAGGTTCTTGTGTATCTAAATTTCAACGGTAAACTGATTTAAAATAATCATTTAAATTATTTCAATTATGAAATTTAGTCTCTTTTCCTTGATAAGTTTCATATACATATAGTAAATTAATATCATTATCTAATCTTAATAAAAAATTTGGTTTATCATTTTTATCATAGAAAATTATTTCTTCTTTTCTTTCTTCTCTACTATTATTAAACTTACTTAATAAAAAATTATTTTTTGCTTTTCAAATTACATAATATCATTTATTATCAACTGTATTAAATGGTTTTTCTTGTGGTGCTATTCATTCTAAATTATCTTTAATATTTTCATCTGTTGTATCTATTTTATTTTCTGCTTTAAGTTTTGTTAATTCTTCAGGTGTATATTTATGTGTTTTATTTTTATCACAAGCAACTAAATTTGTTGCACTTACTACCACTAAACTAATTGCACCTATTATACTCAATAATCTTTTCATTTTTATACCTCTTTATTATTTTAATTACATAATTATTATAGCACAATGAATTAACTAGATGGAATAAATGTAATACTAATAGGATTAATATTATTATTTTTAAGACATAAAAGTTTTTTATTATTTATATTAAATTCTATACTATCATATTCAGTAGGTGTTGGGTGTTCATTTGTACCTCAATATCAAACATCTCCGTACCCTTCAACTCCCATAAATTTAGGAATCATAGTTTTTGATATTCTTATTTTTAATTTAAAATCAGAAGTATATCATGCTTGTATATATAATTCTTTAATTTTATTGTCATCATTATTAGATAATTTAGTTATTTGTAATAATAAATAAAAAAATGCGTTTCCCAAAGAAGTTTTATATTTAGTTCTATATTCTTTTTCTGGTAATCCATTAGTTTCACCAGTAAATAATGTTTTTATTTTATTTTTTTC